CACCTAAAAATATCAGATCCTCAGGATGATCTAAGTGACCTTTGTCTTCTAGTAAAGATAACTGGTCTATTCTATTCGCAAGAATCGACAGTGATTCGGTCAAGTTCATTTCTGACCCCAAACTCTGACAGGTTTCTTACCCTCATTAACTGGTGCCGCAACTTTTTTGCGACCCTTCCATTGTTGTGCTGGCGCTGGGGTTGCTGCCGGCTCTACTGCGGGTTTCGCTCTGCGTTTGATATTGGGATTAGCTCTACTCTTAGTATGTACTTGTCCTAAACCAGTTTGTTGAACTTTTCCGCCTGTACCGGTTTTTGTGCTAGTAGATGGATTAGTGACACCAGGTTGTGTGACTTGTTTGCCCATCTGTGCGAAGGCATTTGCGCCTGGGTCACTTGCGCTTGGTGCTGATGTAGTAGAACCAGTTGATCCTAATGACTTTTGTAGTGCTGATAGTATACGCTGTTTGCCTTTTTTATCTAGCTTGTCAAGCATACCTTTAACTTGCATGTAAACTGTTTGTTCTTTCTTTGCGTCCTGAGGAGTAGTTGCTTGGTTAGTCGCAGAAGCTGTAGAAGGAGAAGAGTTGGTTTTGTTACCTAAGGCAGCGTCCATTCCAGCAGAGAACGGATTATTTGAAGTACTAGATGCTTGCGCCATTGCCGGTTCTGTTGCGGCTGCGCCACCGGCATGTTCTAATGAAAATGCTAAATTAGCTAATTGTGTTATAGCTGTTTTGCCACCGTCTTTGCTGTATGTTGCTTGTACTTTATCACACAACTCTTTAATCTTTGCTTGCTCAGACCCAACGTCTAAACCCTGTAATTGTTTCTTAACAAACTGTTGCATGAAGTCGCTGATTGTCATACCAGCTTCCATAATAATGCTTTCAGCCATTGGTCTACGGGTAGCAGGGTTGTTTGGTTTACGATTATTCTTCCACACTGCCGGTGCCGGAGATACTTTGCTGAACGGTGCCGCTTGTTGATTTGCTGCCTGTGTTGCTGTAGCCTGTTTCTTTTGACGTATATTCTGTGACTGTACTGCTACTTGATTAGCAGGCAACTTGCTGACTGGAGCCATTTGTTGCTGTGCGCTTGCGGCAGCTGCCGCTTGTTTTTGTTGACGAATCTGTGCAGGAGTTTGTTGTACGGGAGCAGCCGGTTTCTGTGGAACTGGGTTTGCTGCCATTTGTCCTTGAGCAACTTTTGCCGCCGCAGCCTGTTTAGCTTTGCGAATCTCTTCGGGACTTTGCGGAGCAGCCTGAGCAGGGGCGCCGGGTCCAGTGGTCGCGGGTTGTTGTACTGCTGGCTGTGTTGCGTTAGGGTCAACTCGTGTACTTTCAATGGCGCTTTCTAGATTAGTAGAAGCTAGACCAACAAAGTTGTTGATATATTGATTTTTTGTCATCTTGTCTAATGTAGACATTGATCCTTCGCCGGATCCGGCTAATTTGTTAGAAAGGTTCTGCATAACAGCAGAACCATAATCTCCAAACATTCGCCCTTCATTAAGAGTGATATCAGTCAGTTTCACGATTTTTCCTTAAAGACTTTGCAAATCTAGCTTGATCTCGACTCTTGATAGAGCTAAGTAGCTTCTTTTCAAGAATTTGTGCCTGTTCTTCGGGGTAGTGTTTGCCGATCATTTCCAGCAAATTGATAGCACTGGTAATGATGTTGTGGGCCCTGCTCTCAATAACGTGCTTATAATCACGGTTATTTCCGAGAGCTTCCAATTCCTGCAACAGACTGCGAGTTTGTTTTTGCATATAATTATCCTATAAGTATTTATCTGAATAATTATTTCTTCAAGGTATTCAAAAGAGACTTGAGTTTAGAACCCTGTACATCAGCAACGACTTTCTTTTCTAACGGAGAGAAGTCGAATTTATGATTAGGATCCGGCGTTGTAGATTTAGCAACAATTTCCCCCGTCGAACTATCAACATTTTGTACTGTAGATTGCGGCTTTAATCTGGTCATGATGTCGTTAGGACTAGGACTTGGTTTGTACTTTGCTTGTTGATCCGCATATCCATCAGGATCTTCGTCAGTAATACGCATAGTTTCAATGTTATATTCCAAGTCAATCTTCTGACCTACACCAGTAGAACTACGTGACTTCATACACTGAATCTGATACTTACCACGCTCACGCATACTACGACTTGTAAAGATACCGAACACGTTGTCAGCAGTGTTAATTTTACTGATACCACCAGCAATGTGACTATGATCGAATTCGATTTCTTCAACCGCACTACGGTTCAACTGACTAGCAGTAACTAACAGTATGCCTAACTCTTTTGCTAAATTACGCAATTCTTCTGAAACATACTTGTCTTTGATAAACTGATCGTTAGGGTTAACTTTAACGGATACAGGCATAACCAAGTCTAAGTAGTCAACCATCACAAAGTCAACTTTGATACCAGTTTGAATCTGCACTTCTTTCAAGTAAGCACGGATATCATTGACTGTAGATTGTGCTGGCATGCCCTTAACACGATACTTACCTGATTGCTTACCCACCATCTTAACTTTGAGTTCAGTAGTATCAATGTCTTTGCGAATATCTCTAGTACTCATACTAGTCAACATAGCATCAGTACGCAATGAAGTTAATTCTTCTGAAAGTTCAAGTGAGATATAGACACCGCTTAATCCTGTTTGTAACCAGTTCAATGCTATGTTCATCATAACAAGTGACTTACCTGAGCCTGAACCACCTGCAAAGATGTTCAGTTCACCTCGGCTGAAACCACCATACAACAACTTGTCCATCTGCGGCCAGCCAGTACTCACTTGTCCACCAGCATTAAAATACTTGTTGATACGAGCCTTAGGGTCAGCAAAGTAATCTGTACCCATGTCTTTCTGTAGACTGATTTGTACAGCATCCTTGATTAGTTTTTCAACCGGACCGTAGTCGCCCTTCTCAAGCATATCTGCCGCTTTAAGAATCGCACGTTCTAGTTCTTGTCTCTTTGTGAATTTCTCAAATTCTTCTAGGAACTTGTCAGTGTGTCCTTGTGTAATATTCGGTATAGGTTCTAACTTGACGCCAGTACTTGCTTCAATAAATTCTGGTTCAGGGATTGTGCTAAACTTCTCTGTACTGTCTTTGAATAACTCAACGATAGGTCTTAGTGACTTATCAAAGTTTTCTGAATTAATGATGTTGGCAACACGTGTGTATAACTGACCATCGGTCAACATCATCTTTAAAAACCACTTTTGTATCTCGGGTGTATATTCTACTACTTTAAATTCCGATTTGTTTGCCAATTTTTTTCCTCTGTAATTCTATTTTGATTTTACTATTTGTAGCACTCTGTAAGATACTTAATAGGGTTTGTAACTTGCCATATTTGACTACGGCATCGTTTGTGTCTTTCACATCAACACCCCAATTGGGTAAGCTAACTTGATATCCTAATTCTAATGCTCGGTCGCACATCTTCAGTCCAGTCTTGTCTCTGTCTGGAACTACGATTATGGTTTTGTTGAGAGTGCTCAATAGCTGAGCCTGCTCGTTGCTGATTTCATCGTGCATAACTGCTACACCATCAATAGCAAGAGCATCGAATATACCTTCAGTTACGATACATACTGTCCAGTTATCTTTTTGCGCATCGATATTGAACACATAACCTGGTTGTTGTTCATTTAAGTATTTTGGAATTCTGTCATCTAAGAATCTACTCGTATGTCCTACAATTTTGTTCTTGTAAGTATAGGGTATGATGACTCGATTAGCCATACGACCTTGTTCGTGCGGGGTAATCAAGAAGGGATATTCATCTGTACTTATTCCCCTACTATGTACATAGTCAGTGTATATTTTGTGTTCGGGGTTGTCTTTACTTAAAATCTGTCCTTCTGGAAGAACATGATCTTTGAATTTTACTTTTATCTTTTGTTTAGGTTTGTTAGTAAAATCTAGTAAATCTTTGTGTTGTAAACTTTCTAGGCTCCAGCGTTGAATATCAATTTCATCTATTCCGCACCATTTTAATAATTGTCGAGCTTTTTGTGTGATACTGCGACCTAATGTGAAATTACACTTGAATCCACAGTTAAAACAATGATACGACCAATTTGATTGTCCGTCAAATTTTATGCCGCCGCGCATTCTGCGATCGGGTTTGTGACCCAAGTGGTTGCAACAAATTCCATTGAAACTAGTCCAACCTGAACTTGTATGCTTTTTCTTACCTGGGATTACGGACAGTATGTCAAACATTGTAATAGTATACACTATTACTTAGTGACACACAACACTTAAGGATTAATTATCTAGCCAATATATTAGTCACTGCGCCCGTGTTACTAACGAACTGCATTCTGATATATGGGTGAAACCCTGTGACAGTGTACCCTTTTGTCTCGGATACATTTGAGTATGTGGCTGTAGTGATAGGATACCAATCACCATCTACAATAGTAGAACCTTCGATCACAATATTACCATAATAGTCACTGTATTGTGCTTGTAATGTTAGTACTGGATTGTCATTGGTTGTAATGACGCTAGAATAATATGTTTGTGAATTACTGTTAGCGTTGCTATTCGGGTTGATATTAGGGAAAGGTTGTCCGGTTGGGATTGACACTGACTGTGAGGGTACAAAGCTGGGTAGAATACTGTTAACAATATTCATGTCACCTCTTCCGCCCGCATTCTGGTCTACAAATACCGGGTAGTCAAATGAACCTACTGGAATCTCTAGTGTATAATAGCATTTTTGAGCATCGATATCTTCTATGTCGGCAGCATTGACGATCAATGCGGCAATACCGGTCGCAGGTAATTGTAAGGTTAGTGCTTTTTGTAGCAGGACCTCATTTCCTTCGTAGTTAAGAATACGACAGGTTATTTCTTTGCCTGTGATATCTACAGGCTTTTGTTCTTGATTAAGGAATTGAAACTGAAGTTGGTTATCAACCCCTTTATGTAAAGTCATTGGCTTGGCGTAGACTGGCATATATCTCCTTGGTGAATTGCCTGATAGTAGCACGACAATATTGCGCTGAATGTAATAAAATACTGATGTTGAATACACAAATGTACGCTCCTAATATTATATTTATCTTATTTTTGCCCGATACTAAATACTACGACTTTGACAATAATGATTCATAACGAGTTTTTCAAGCGCCTAAGCGATAATCACCCTTTCATCACTGTTTGTTCCTACGCTAACCAAGATTACGTGGGAATAGTACAAAACCGTGATGACATGGTCACCACTATATATGACTATGGATCTATCATAGATCCATTGGTTAAGGAA